GGTAATCACGGGGAGCATACTTACAAATAGAATTCATATAATCTTTAACACCTTCCTTTGAGATGTTTTCATTCACCTCAAAAGGAAGACCATAATACTTATTGTCACGAAACTCATAAGTGTATTCATGTTGCTCGCAGAATCTTATGAGTTTGTCTAATAAACCAATGTATATTTCTTTCGTGTTTACATTAAAGAGGTAGATAAATCCGTCCCAATACTTATTTCGGTAAGCAGGGGCAAACTTAGCATTTGGAACTTCAAATTGAAATGCGTCTCTTAACTCATAGTAGACGTGTGGCTCTGCTTCAACTTGAAGATATACCTCATTCTTTTTTGAGATAATCAAATGTGACATTCATAACATATCAGTTATGAATATTTATTTCTATTAATTAAACCCTGCCTGGAAACGATGCCATTCCAGAGCATTCTTGATTTGAAATGTCCTATTGGAAATACAACGAATAATCTCTTCAAGAAACTTAAGCATAATATCATAATAACGAATCTTGAGGTCAATTTTATTCAACCTCTCATCGGCATCCAGGTGCCTCTGTAGTGCTTCTTTATCTCTGACTTTATATGGGAAAGGATCTTCCTCATAGACCTCTGCTGGTGCCTTTCCAGTGTAGTAGTTATATCTTTCAAGTCTTACCTTACTATAAGTCTCTCTTGCCTTTTCTCTAAGTAGGGTAATTGTATTATAGATTGTATAATACTTTGCGTGAAGTTGTGGAATTTTTAAAGATTCATCGTGTAAGTTATCAGGGTCAATGACAGAATCTTTCTGCCACATTTCCTGAATAGATTCAAGATTCATAGACCTGTGGTAATATCATAGATAGTATACTTGAAAGATACCTCTGCTGTAAAGTATTGGATATCGGTCTGTGTGGAGTCAAACTCCAAAGAAGTTAAAGAAACTGGAAACAAATCTTTGAATTTTACAATAGCATTTGTATTGAAGTTACTATCTAAAATATAAAGACTCCCATCACTAAATGCTCTCTTAGGATCTAATGGTTGAGTTAAATCATCTTCATTAGTAAGCAAATCTCTATAATCTTGTGTGCTTTCTGGAAATCCTAAACCAGTTAACCAATTATGAATTGCCATATAGTTGACAAGATCTTCATCAACTAAGAATCTTAAATTTAAATCACCATACTGCAGTTTGCCACCAGGAATATCTAAATCCTTAAGATATGTGGGTTGCTGTAATACAGTTAAGGTAATTTCTGGAATTCTGGCAGAGTTGCAAAAGAAGTTTACCTTTGGTTCTTTTGCTAAGGTAAACTTAAAACCAACAGGGGACAGAAAATTTCTATTTTGTATCTGATTTGCAAAAGCAGATGCCATAATGTTTTATTTGTATTTAGATAAAAAAAGAGGGTCCCGAAGGACCCTCTAGAAGAGTGAAGACTAGCTCACATCAAGTTAGCTACTTTAACTCTTCTGTAGTAGTTGTTTGCGTTGGTGGTAAGAGCACCTGCGCCTGCATCGAGACCCTGTGCGAATGGGTTAGCAACCATTCCATAACGGGTCTTAAAGCCGATCTTAGGCTGGAAGGTGTTCTCTCCAACTGCACGAACCATCTGAAGAGGAACGTATGGGCAGTAGAAGATACCAGCGTCATATGGGCTAGAACCCTTATAACCGACAACGTAGAACTGGTTAGCAGATACGTTTGCCGAATATGGGTCAATGTATACGCGATACTTACCCTGGAGCACACCAGCGAAGGTATTACCAGTGTCATCAACGTTGAGGTTAGCGTTGAGTGCAGGGGTGTAATCGAGGACACCAGCCATTGCAAGTGCTGAAGCAACGTCAGCAGAGCAAAGGATAGTGTTACCCTTCCCTCTACGAGTTTGCTGAGCGATTGCGTTAGCATCGCGCTCGATTTGGAAAATCAGACCCTTAAACTTCTCAACCGACCAACGACCGTTGGAGTCAACATCAAGGTCGAAAGTACCAGCGGTAGCAGTGTTAACTTGAGCACCAGGCTTAGCAACCTTATAGATTGTTCTGATGACTTCACGGTTGATTTCAGCAAGAATTTCGCTAGACAGAATGTTAGCGAGTTCTGCTTCTGCATTCAGACCGTGAATTGCCTTCAGATCCTGAGCAAGCTCAAGGCTGTATTCTGCTTTCAGAGCGCGGCTCTTAGCAGTAACGGTGACCTTCTCAATCGAGAATGCCATCTCGTTGAATTGTGCTCCACCAGACTCGCCAAGTGACTCAGCGTTGTCAGTTCTCATACCCTGACCAACATTATATGCTAACTGATTAGCAGTAGTTGCGTCGAGGATTGATGGGTTGCTGCCACCCTGAGCAGTAGTACCCATACCAACTGCACCGTTGGTCCATCCTTCAGTCTGAGCAAAGGTTGAACCCTGACCAGAGTATGCAGAATCTACTTCGTTGTAGAATGTCTCGTCTCCAGCCTGGCTGGTATAACGCGAGCGCATTGCGAAGATAAGTCCAGTAGGACCATTCATTGGTTGAACGCCACAGAGATCGTAAGCGATCAGGTTAGGCATCGAGCGTCTGATAAGTGAAATCAGAACGGGATCGAAACCTTGAAGAGCACCAGTTGAACTACCACTGAGACCAGTGCCAGTGCCAGTTGAAGTGCTGGTGAAGTTGGTTGGTGCTTCGTAGAGAAACTCACGCTCTTCGCGGAGTGCTCTCTCTTGGTTTTCGAGCAGGATTGCGGTTACAGCTCTACGATGTGAATCTTTGAAAGAATCAAGACCTTCGTAATCAAGGAGCGGGGACCACTTCTCCTGCAGTGATTCTACGTTGAATCCTTGCATTTGTGTTTACCTCTTTAAAGTATAAGTTTGATTGTTATGATTTAAAAATCACTTTTTAGAAACTCTTTGGAGAGTCTGAAGATATGCACCCATTGTGCCACTAACTGATTGAATATTCAGATTAGTTTCTTCGGACAAATTTTCACTAGCGTTTCTTTGAGTACCAGCAATTCTGGTTGGGAAATAAGATTCCCTCAGGGTTACTAGTTTCTCACGATAGCTCTCTTCACTATCAAACTCAACATTTTCGGCAAGAGAAGCGAGTTTGTCCTTCTGAGAAAGTGCGAGACCCTCAGTGACATCTGCAAAAATTACATCAGCAACCGACTCTGCTAATCTTCTATTCAGAGCAACGTTTCTTTCGATTTGCTCGTTGAGTTTTTCTTCCATTTCATCAAGTTTATCTACCATGCTCTCGATGACATCATATCTATCTTCAGGGATTGTTACATAATGATCTTCAAAAAGACTCTTCATTCCTTCAAGGAATGATTCTGTCATTTCAGTCTTGAGACCGTGCTCAACTGCAAGTGCATTCTCTTGAATCCACTCGTCAGCGACATACTCAAGATAAGCATCAACTCTATCAGAAAGGCTCTCTTTGATAGCCTCAATTTCTTCTACAAGAGTTTGCTCATATGAATCTTGAAGTTGCTCTTTAATTTCAGCAACTTTTGCCTTGATAGCAGCCTCAAAAATGGTGCGTGCTTTCTCCTGGAATTCCTCAGAAAGTTCTTCACCTTCAAGAAGAGCATTAACATCTTCATCAATGTTAAATTCTTCTTCAACTTCCTCTTCTTCGTCTTCTTCCTCTTCTTTCTTCTTACCCTTCTTAGGAGTTTCCTCTTCCTCCTCTTCTTCAGCAGCTTCGGAAACTACTTCATCAGTTTCTTCGAGGATTTCATCCTCATCTTCAGTTTCCTCTTTTACACCCTGCATAGGCATAGCAGATGCAGCTTTCGCATTCACTACATCTTTGACCTGAGCAAGGGTTGCTCCTGGAGTTTTAAGAGTTGCCGATGCATCATCGGGCTTATAGTTTTCTGGAGTAGGACCTCCGAGATCTTCCCAACCACCAGTTTGACCAGGAGTGCTCCCAGTCAGTTTGTGCATTGGTTCGGCAGGTGCAGCCCCTTTGGTTACTACGTTTTCCATTTCTTGTAAATTGCTACCAACGGACATTTGATTAGATATTTGTGTATTAATCTATATTTATTTATAATTTATAGATTTGATAAAAATTCTTGGAAAAGACCAAGTTTATGCTCTTCAAGAATTTTTTGGTCAACTAGAGTATTAATTCTTCTCTGAGTTTGCTCGGCAAGTCTTTCACGAAGAATTCCACCTTCCCAAACCCACTCTTTACCTTCCATAATTCCCTGCACAAAAGCATCAGGGGCGGAAGGATCGGCAACGATATCTGCAGCAGTTGCTAACATGAAATCTTCACCGACAATCTTATGACCTTCATTGGTCATCTTAAGTGAACCCACACCACGAGAAGAAACACCAAGACAAACTCCTTCATCAATAAGAGATTTTGCAATCTTACCCATTGGTGTTTCAAGAAGTTGTGCTTTTCCTCTAAAATTGTTTCCCTCTTGTGTAAGTGAAACAATCTTATGAGAAACTCTATCAAGGTTTACTGTAGGACCATCTGGGTGTCCGAGTTCTCCAAGAGCACGACCTTTTTGAATGAAGCTTTCATCATATCTCTTTACCTCACGGGCAAGAGTTTCCATAGGATACATTCTACCATTTCTATTGCAGATGTTTCCTTGTAGGAAAACACCTTCAATATACATTTTTTTAGCAGAACCTTTTCCTTCTACAATAAATTCTACTTTTGAAATTTCTTCTGTGATGAGTTTCATTTTATTCGGAAACTAATTGGACTATTTCTGTAATGCTGATATTTGTAGGTCCACCATCAGCAAGAGCTGAGACCTTTACGCTTCTAGAAAGAGTTGCGCCTGCAGCGGTAATTACTCCTACAATTGCTGATGTATTTGCGGCAATTGTTACAGAGGCATCGGTAGTTGAAGTTACTAGTTGATGAACTGTGTTGATTCCTGCTGGCTGGGCATTTTCAATAGTTACGTAATCACCAATTAAAAATGGATTTCCTGCATTATTATCAAATGTAACTACAGTTGATGTTCCAGTAGTAATTCCAACTATTTGTTGCTTCGCAAGTCTTTCCTTTAATACTTCATTCTGATAGGGGGAAAGATAGAATGAATTAGTTGTTGCAACAGGATCTCCACCAGTTTCAACAAAAGCTGCTGTTAGTCCAGCAGCAACTCTAATATATCCACTCTTCAATGCAATTGGATTGCTTGTTGCAGCTACTGAAACTGTAGGTGAAATTCTATTTACATTTTGTACTATTTTTACTGCCATTATTCGTTGTCTCCATTAGAATCATTGTCACCAAACATTGTTGCAGCAACTACTGGACGAGCATAATCTACCCTGTCGGCAGCTTTTGCGTATAGTAATTCTTTAATTCTGTCGGAAATATCCGAAGGAGCTCCGTCAGTTGCAATCAAATCGATAAGTTCTTCCATAAAATTTGGTTTATTATTATAAGACTATTTATATTTTGCCACCTTTGGGCTCTGGTATCTCAACTTGTGTTTCATCTACAGTGGGTTCTATAGGAACTTCTCCACCCGCACCTTGCTCAATTGCTTGACCTGCACCCTCTTCACCTGCTGGAGGTAATGGATTTCCCATCTCATCAACAGGAGCATTAGGATCTGGAAGAATTCCCTTTTCAATCTCATCTTCTATTTGCATATCAATATCAATAATTTCAGAATCCGTTTGACGAAGAATCTTCTTACGCACATATTCTGTTGAGTAATATTTACCAATATAAGGCTCAACTGTAGTTAGAAGAGTTAGACGGTTTGTAAGTAATTCTGCTTCTTTAAGTTCTGAGAAATGATTATCGTATAGGAAATCATATTGAATATGATCTTCCATTCTTTCCCAGTCTTCTGGAGAAACGATGTTTTTCAGTAAAAGTTGAGTGCGGAGCATGTCGTTAAACATCAACGCAAATCTTTTTCTTAGACGACCAACAAACTTAGAGAACTTTAATTCATCTCTTAGAATTTCTGAGGACCTTCCAAGATTAAATCCATCACCACCACCTGCTATTCTTGATTCAGGAACTCCAAGTGATCTATAAAGTTTCTTTTGGAAATATTCAATATCAGAAAGTTCTCCAAGATTCTGACCACCGGGAAGAGTGGTAATTTCTGTTCCTCTACCACCTTCTCTTCTAGGAAGCCAAAAATCTTCCAACATTGACATATATTTTCTGTCATCACGAATTTCACCAGTGTTTGCATCATAAACTAGTTTGTTTCTGTAGCGAG